CATGTCAGCGTGTACTGTCCACATCTCCTCCTTCCACTCGATTGATTCCTCGGCTATCACTGATGCTTCAAACGCTAACACGTCAGCATCAATCAATAATGTTTTATTCATAATATAGGCTCCAGTTATTCTGCCACTTCTTGTACTTCGATGTACTGTCAGGTGCTGGATTTAGTTTTACGGTTTTAGATTGTATCTCGTTTCTTGGTATCATCCACCACGTATCAATAGGTACAACATATATACCAACAACATCGATGTCGTCTGACATATAGTTCTTATTCTCACAACCAACGGACGTGACACAGCTATAACAATTCTTAGCCGGGATAGCCCGTGTGTTGGTTGCTTTGATTTGTACCTTTAGAGTACCTGCTGGGCACGTGACGATTGAGTCCCAAGGCATTGGTGTTACAGGTAGGTGCGGTTCAAAGTTCCGCTCTAAACATTCAGTGATAAACTTTTGTTCAGCTATTGCTCCTGTTCGCTGGGCTGATGAGGTTGGCATAGGTAGGTTAAGGTCAACAGTATCGTATAATTCTGCAACCTTCAAGTGCCAATCGTATTCAAGCTCTAGTGTGTCTGTGCCCACGTCTCTCCTACCTTTGCTTCCCCATCCAACATGACGTTTAGTTTTAACTCCTTACCTGCACGTCGTATTGCATCAACAGCTAACTCACAGAATACAACTGCTTTATCAGGTTGTACCTCTGCTTGGAACTCGTCGTGTACGTTGGCAACAAAGCTGTACTCTCTACCGAATTGCCACTTCATCTGATTTAGACGATTGAACAATTGGATCAATGCTACCTTCATACACACAGCACCTGCTGATTGTAACAACATATTCAACGCAGCGTGTGGTGAACGAACAGGAAGTATACGACCATCCAATCCAGTCAGCTTGTTACTTCGTTGTACCTTTTGTTGTACATCTGCTTGTAGTTTACGTAGTGCTGGTAGGTTGCTAAGGAACTTACGCTTTAACATCTGTCCTTCTTTAGCACTACCACCCACGATCTCACCAATCTTAGCGTCACCTGCTCCGTAAAGAAAAGCATAGATAAACGTCTTAGCTTGGTCACGTGTCTCCAGTCCTGCTGCTTTCTGATTCAGTGTGTGTATGTCTCCTTCAATAACAGTCTTAGCGTACTCACCACCGTCATAGTAAGCTAGGTAGTGGGCAAGCATTCGTAGTTCTAATCCTGCTGCGTCACACCCCACCAACTTGTACCCGTCTCCTGCTTTAAACAAGTCACGACATTCTTCTCCATACTCAGCACGACACGCAGGTACTTGGGCTACATTAGGATTCTGATGAGTACAACGACCAGTGACTGCACCGTTTGTGTTGACCCGTCCGTGTATCCGTCCGTCCTTTTGTAGCTTTAACCACGCTTGATTACCCTCTGCTAATTGTCCTAACCTCTTGGTAACCAACAAGTAATCACACAACACCTCGGCAAACGGATGCTCAATACTACGCAACACCGCTTCGTCTACCTTGGGTGTCTTAGCGTCAGGTTCTATTGGTAGTTCGTATCCTAAAGACGACAAGCGTTCGGCTATCTGCTGACGACTACCGGGATTGAATGGTATCGTCTTAGTCTTGTTAGCTAACTTGACTGCATCTTTGACTAACGTTTGTTTTAAGTTACGACTCTTCAGTTGCTTCTTTAGTTCCGTCTTGGTTGCAGCTGAGATTGTTTCTAGTCCATCTTCCCACTCGATCTCCAACGACCAACCACTCGGTGTCTTCATCTCCTCTTGTTTAGACGGGAACTCTTTCTGTAGTTTATCCAATAGATCAGCACGAACACCTGCCAGTTTCATCTCCAACTTCTCTGCTTTCCCGATGTCAAAGGCGAAACCTTTCTTCTCTTGTAACCTCATCAGGTACGCAAACCAGTGCTCGATCGCTAACATCTGACTGCTAGGTTTACTACTCATCAGATAATCATACAGCAGTTGGGTTACGATTGTATCTCGTTCGCAATACTTCCTCATCTCCTCGTTGTATTCGTCGAACGCTCCGTCTTCCTCACCGTATGATAGCTTGGTCAGTTTGTCTAGCCGTAATCCCCACGCTTTCAAAGAGTGACTGCCTACCAAAGTCTTATCAAACTTGTTACGTAAGAAGTCGTCATTGCGTACGTCAGGTACTATACACTTAGCCATGACCATCGTATCTAATACTTTAACAAGCGGTGGATGGAAGCTGTACAGTTTACCAAGAGCAGGTATATCAAAACCGAGGACGTTGTGTCCGACTATCCGTTCTGCTTTAGCTAACTCATTTAGTCCGTTTCGTATACCAGCACCGTGATACGTAATCATCTTAGGTGTGGTAGGATCGTAGATAGATAGACAGTGAACCGTGTCAAGATCTGTCAAGTTCGACCAGTCCTCTATCGCATTTGTTTCTATATCAAAGAATAGTGTTTTCATATATTTAATTCTAATTGGTTTAGTGTCATCCACGTTGATGCACTCTGTTCGTTTTCTACACGGTCAGCTATAACCGCAGCTCGTTGTCCTCTTGTCGGTGGTGGATACATACCAAAACGTTCAACTAACAAACCATTACGTTCTGCATTTGTAGAGTCTGCACTCTTTAGTGGTAACCTAGTAAACACTTTTGGATTTAACATACGCAACCCGTGCATCCGTACCTTTAGTTTTCCGTTATTATTTGTAGCTACATCCATGATCTTAGTCATACGTGCCCACCATATCTTAGAGTTAGGTTGTGAATACTCACCACTTGATCCAAGACATATGTAGTCGTAGTTATCTATCAACCGTTCCAACCGTTCAAACGATTCGTGCATATGATACACTGGTACTCCTATATGTTTAGGTAGCGTCCACTCTTCCAGCAGTGCGTCGTTCTCCTCTTCAGTACCGTCAATAACATCAGGCATCACTGCCCAATCAAACGCTGGGTGCTGCATCCACTCCATAACAAACTCAGTGTAACCACTCATATCAAATGGCTTGCCTTGTTTCCACGCAGTGAACGCACCATTGTCCAACGCAAACGAAGAACACACGGAAGCAAACAACGGGAGCTGTGAACGAGAAGCATAACTAATAAAACAATGACGACCCTTTGACAACGTCACCATGTCTGATGTAGTACCTGCTCCTGCCATGCCGTGATAGTGTATCATTCTTTCTTCTCCATTAACTCTAATGCTTCTTTCAACGTAGGAACTACACGTGTGCTGTGATAATTAATCCACGGTGATTTAGATGTAGTAACAGTAAGTACTTGTTTGTGCATTGACCACGCAAAGAATACTTCCATCGCTGTACCATAGCTAGGTTCAGGTGAATAACACAATACAGTGTCTGCTGCCGTGATTGCTCGTTTGTCTCCGACGACTATACGATCTACATTCTCTTGTTCCTTACCTCTGTAATCTCTGACAGTAGGATCAAGAGTCATGATGTTCTTAGCACGTAGCACAGCTGTTGCATCTTTTCTCCACTCAAAGCAAGACTCATCTGACTGTCCGTATATTGGTCCTGCTAAATAAGTTAGAAGTGTTTTCATTAAGCTAGTCCGTATCTCTTTAACATTTTAGTTGGCTCAATAAGTTTACCTGTTTTTCTATCCGTATAAGATTTTTTACTACCATCCGAATAAGTTATCTCTTTCGTAATTTTATCGTATGCCACTGGGGTTTTTCCCATTTGTTTTCTAACTGCATCAATGTCTGACCAGAATTGTTTATCTTTTAATTTCATATTGTTTAGAATGGATTGTTAGTTGTTGTGTCGGTGAACACGTTCTTATCTTCTGTGTATCTGCCTGTGTCTCCGTCGTAGTTAAGTGTGGTACAATGTCCTGTCTGTCCGCTGAATCTATTCTTTAACACTCTTACTCGTGTCTCGTTAGATGTAGTCTCAGCTTGTTGGTTGCGTTCCAGTCCGATGACCATGTCCGATAGCTGTGCTATAGCTTGACTGCCCCTCAGATGGTGTAGACTTACTCGTCCTCCTTCTTCGTGACCACTATCCACACGCTTCAAGTGACTAACTAACACCATACCACACCCGGTCTCTTCAACAAGACTACGCAGCTTGGTCATTGTGTTATCAATCAATCGTCGTTCGTCATCTCCTGCTATACCACTGACAACAATCGATAGGTGATCTAGGAATATCCATTTACAATCGAATCCTTTTATCAGATATCGTATCTTGCCTAGCAAGTTGTCACTGTCCATACTTCCGAAGTGATCGTAGGTGTAGAACATTCCGTTACCCACTGTCTCTTCAAAAGCAGGACGTAACGCTTCGGTGTCCAGTTGTTCCTCTTCAAGGTGTAATGGTTTGTTCAGATGGATACCCATGATACCAAGAGCAGTACGCCTGACGGATTCCTCCAGTGCTATATAACCTACCGTCTCGCCAAGGCCTAGTAGATGATGAGCTATCTCACGACAGAACAGAGACTTTCCTATTCCACTACCCGCACATACCGTAACTAATTCACCTAGTCTCATGCCGTGGGTTAACTCGTTTAGACTGAAGTACGGATACGGCACTGCTTTGTGTTCGTCAGTATTACTTACCAACTCCCACAAGTCTTTACCGTTTACGATTCCGTCAGGTCGATACTCTCTTGCTTCATATAAACAACTGACCAACTCTTTCGACTTGCCACCTGTCAACATATCAGACGGGTCTTTCAGTGGTAGCTCTGCGATGTGTGCTTTGCCGGGTGTCAGGAGTGCTGCACATTCAGCTGCCCCCTTACGCCCAACATCATCCATATCAAAACAGAACACTACTTTCTCGAACCGTTCTAACCAATCGATAGCTTGTGCCACGTGCTTCTTTGCAGCACTTGCTCCGTTTGGTACGCTAACCACTGGCCATCTATTATCCATAGCCTGTGACGCACTCAACGCATCGATCTCTCCTTCGACTACAACAACACGACGACCCCCTTCTTTCCACAGGTGCTGACCGTACAGACCGACTAACTCACCACGAACACTGAAGTTCTTGTTAGCATATCGTATCTTCTGAGCAACAGGTTTCCCGTCTCGTGTTTTATAGTTAGCTATCTGTACATCCTCACCATTCAAACGACCAACCCAGTAGCCCCACTTCCGACACGTTTCCTGTGTTAGGTTGCGTCTTGGTATAGCTTTGGGTTCGCCAGTAAGGAACTCTCTCGGTGTTGGTTCACTCATTGTCTTTCCTCGTCCTCCACTATAACTGTTGCAACTGAAACAATAGGTGCTTCCGTCGTCGTTGGTGGAGAGAGCGTCACTACTCCCGCACTCTGTGCATGGTTCATGCGTTTTTGTGAAAGCCATGACTTTGGTATAACTTTATCTGCATATTTAATTCCCTTCTTTTCGCACCACATTGCATACGTTGTCTTAGACTTCTTGTTGATCTTGTTACTCGCTCGCTGAAACACCATGCGTATATCTAAATGCGGGTGTTGCTTGCGTACTAACAAGTGCTTTGTCCTGTCCTCCACCGTCCACACTCCCTTGGCCTCAACAATGATGCCGTTAGGAAGTATGAAGT